GGAAGGAGAAGTACTTACTAGTGCGTTCACTCGATTAGTTGCTAGTTATGTTCCAGTACCAGCTCAAGCTAGAAAGATTGTACAAGCATATGAGGCAAACGGTGACGCAGCTATCGCTGATTTAAGAGGTGGTACATTTTACGATAGAGTTATGTATTCTGTTTTAGGTATAGCTCCTCTTAATAAGAAAACTGATTTGTTAGGTAATGATTTAGTTTCTAATAAAACAATCGTTACTGAAGCTATCATTAGACAAGCACCTAGAAGACAGAAGCAGCGTTCAGATTTCGAGAAGATAGTAGCAACAGATACACACGGTAACATAAGAAGAAAACCCAGTACTTTGTATCCAGGTATTCGTATGACAGAGTTTAGAAACTCAGACGGTATGACACTGTCCTATGCGTTTGATAGGAGGCTCAGAGATACACAGGTAAGAATCAGAGGTAAGAAACGGTTTTTAGAGGATGCTGTGTATGACTTAATCTATAGTAATCGTTGGAATAAAAAGTTCGATAAAGGTTTTGTTGCTAGTGAAACTAATCCTGATGTTCTTGTTAATGAAGGATTAAGAGAATTAGATTCTTTACTACAAAAATTCTACAAGCAAACACAGAAAGATATGTTGAAAGATTCATCTGTTTTAGACGATTTCATTAATAAAGAGGATGTAAGTCTTTTTGAAATAATGGAAACGATGGAACTACAAGCTGACGAAACTGGTCGTCCTATATCGATACTAGAAATCTTTTCTGCTGACTAAGTGCTTGAACTCCTAACTCAATAGTTAATAATATATTATCATGGCAAACACCTATGTAGACTACACAGCGGTCGCCTCTCAGACTGACTACAACTTTTCTTTTGAATACCTCAGAGACGAACATGTCAAGGTCAAGGTAGACGATGTTATTGTAACAAACTACACAATCGTAACATCTCCGGTACAACTGATTCGTTTTAACACGGCTCCTACCGCTAGTGCTGAGATAAGAATATATCGTGATAGTCGTGGTGATTTCTCCCCGCTTGTAGACTTTGTTGACGGTTCTGTACTTACTGAGAATGAGCTGGATGAAGCGTACAGACACAATCTATTTGTATCACAAGAAGCATCAGAAGGTACTGGTAATGAACTACTTAACAAAAAAGGAGGAGCTAACTACGACGCTGAAGGTAACAAGATAATAAACCTTGCAACTCCTACTGCTGCTACTGACGCTGCTAACAAAGCGTACACCGATCAAACAGTAGACGCAGCTATAGCTCTTGGTGGTAGTCCTGCTATTGTATCTCTTGGTGGGTATAATGTCACCTCTGCTGTTACAAATATTACTCAGTCCTTAGCTAACTGGACAAATACAAATGCTTTAGATGTTACAGCCACAAACACAACGCAAGCTAGAAGCCTTGCTGATAGGTTTGCTGATTATGTAAATGTTTTAGACTTTATCGATCCAACAGAACACGCAGCTATCGCAGACGGTACAACTACTTTTGACGCTACTTCTGCTATTCAAGCGTGTTTAGATATAGGTGGTAGAATACATTTTCCAGAGGGTACTTATTTATCTGATCGTGTGTATGTTTTAAAACCAGCGTATATAGACCTCAATGGTTCTACTATCAAAAGAAACCTAAACACCACAAAGCGAATCTTTCAGCACGGTTTAGACTCTGGTAGTAATCCTGTAAGTAACTCAGGCAACCTGACGATCCGAAATGGAATATTAGACGGAGACAACAAAGGAGAAGATTCTGGTCATTTAATTCAGTACGACGATGTTAACGCTAATTTAGTGCTGGAGAACATGATCTTTCAGAATAACAACACATACGCTTACGACAATACTCATAAAGACACCGATCATGTATATGTACTGAGTGCTAAAAGCGTAAGGATTGATGGATGTCGCTTTTACTTAACTTCCAGAAACGGTGTATCTTTTACTGATCCTGTTGAAAATATAAAAATAACTAACTGCCACTTTGAGCGTTGTTATTTGTTCGGTATAGATATTGAACCTAATCTCCCTGTAGACGATGATATGTACGGGGATGTTGTTATCACGGGCAATACTTTTCTTAATAATGGTAATCGTGGCGATGGAAGTGATGTGTGGGCATCAAGTGGGACAGGTATTATAAACTGTGCACCTAACGGAAGTGACTTAACTAAACTGATAGTAACGAATTTAACATTTTCCGATAACACAGCTACCTGCGACTACACATTTGCGTCGGGTGTTTTAAGTCCTTTCTTTAAATTAAACCAAATCAGAGTCTTAACCGTAGGTAATAATGTAATAGAAGGTGTAAACAGTATTCAACTTTTAACAGGAGCCACAACGCAGGATTCAACTTCCTTAATAGTAACAGGTAATAAATTCAGCGGTGATATTGGTGCAGGAAGCCCTTGTAATGTTGTAGTGTTTGATGGTAACAACGCTAGAGGTGCTACATTTAACGGTGCTAAAACTACCATAGTAAGTAACTTATTTAGTAATCCTTTCGATAGTGATGACATCTGCGTCAAATTTGCAAGTAATGTTGATAATGTTAATATTAGCTCTAATCACTTCAAGGATGCTACCTACGTCATAGATAGTTCAGGTACTCTTCCTACCTTACACATTGCCAACAACAGTCTTGATAATGTAGCCCTTAACAACCCTAGTAATACGCTACCTGCTGCTACGCTACTTACAAATAATACAGGAGGTCAGATAGTAGCTCCTAATTCCGTTGTCAGTTCTACTACTAAACTAACCATTACGAGCAGTACAGCTACTACAGTGTTAGATTTAACTGGTAAAAACAGTGCTGGGATGATTGCTGTTATGGATGAACAAGGTACTCGTATGGGTAGCTTTGGTATGTTTGGTAGTTTCTATGACGGAACGAACACGACATCTTTTTTAACGAATGTTCAGAATAGTGGATTATCAGGTAGTGCTTTAACTATTACAGGAAACACGATTCAGTTTTATCATACCTTCGCACCTAACAGAGAAGTAACCATAAATGTAATTTATTACTTTAACGATTAATGATTGAATCTCTATCTGGTCTTTTGAACACCGCTCTAGCTATTGCCCTTGGAGTTATCGGTTGGATTATTAAACGCATGATTGAACGGTTAGACCTTGGTGATAAACGGATGACTAAGATAGAGGTAGAGTTAGCTGCTCAACGGGAAAGGGATAGAGCTGTTGAAGACCGGATAGCCAAGGTAGAGGTAGCACTTAAAGAAGTTCACAACAAACTAGATAGAATGTTAGAAGTATTAGTGAGGAAATAGTTATGCCAAAAGGATTATATTACAATATAAACAGAAGAAAGAAACTAGGTATCAGCCGTAGTAAGAAGAAGTCTACTATATCTGCTAAAGCTTACGCTAATATGAAGCGTGGGTTTCCGAAGAAGTAACGATGCCTAAGTCTGTATCACTATCCCTCGGTAGAGGTGAGAAGTCCCGTAAGGGTGGGCTAACTGCTAAAGGTAGACGGAAGTACAATCGTGCTACTGGTTCTAAACTGAAAGCTCCTCAGCCTGGTGGTGGTCCTAGGAAGCGTTCCTTTTGTGCAAGGATGTCTGGAGTCAAGGGACCAATGAAAGACAGTAAAGGTAGACCAACAAGAAAAGCTTTAGCGTTGCGTAGATGGAAGTGTTAATATGCCACTGCGTCCTATAGTTCGTCCACACCCGCTTGCGTTCCAACAACGAACAATAGCTGCTGCTTCCGCTGCACAAGCAAAACAAAACAAAGAGGAAGCGGAACAATTGGAAATAAAGGTTACATCTTTAGAGAGTGATCCATTCTTTGTTACACTTGATGGAGGAGGACCTGTGGTAGAAGACACTGATATATTTGACGGAGGAGCACCAGATGCCTAGTTTTACTAAACGCATACAACTGAGAAGAGGGACTGCTAGTGAGTGGAGTACCGAGAACCCTGTGTTACTTGAAGGAGAAATAGGTATTCAATTAGACTCTGCTCGCAACAGAATTAAGATAGGTGACGGAACGACTGCCTGGAACGACTTGCCTTACTTCCTCGACGCTCGTGAAGAAGAAGTGGGTGATTACCAAGACTTTTTGGATGCTATCTCTGCTCCGTAATTACTGTAATAACACCGAGATATGAGTAGCTTACTTACACAATTAGGACAGAAGGTTAAAGCCAAGCTTAGTGATAAGTTTGATAAGTCAGGAGGGTTGATAAGTGGTGATCTGTCTGTATCACAATCTATACAATTCGGATCGTATCTAGCATCTGCTCTGCCCACCAACGGTACATCCGGTCGTGTTATCTATGTAACAGATGGGGACGGAAACGGTGGTCCTTGTCTGGCGATTGACGACGGAACAGATTGGAAGGTCATTGAGCTAGGTGGGAATGTACCTACTGTTACTCATATCCTTGCAGAAGATGGAGATAGCTTAACAACAGAGGTTGGGGACATCCTAATAACTGAACCTGTTGCTTGACAGATATAAGCTCCGCTAATAACTTTATTTCACACAACTAACCCACAACAAAGGATAATATATTATGTCTAGTTTGCTTACCCAATTGGGTCAAAAAACCAAAGTAGAGCTTGATAAGAAGCTTGCCCTCGCAGGAGGAACAATGACCGGAGCTTTGACGCTCTCAGGTGCTCCTACTGCCTCCCTTCACGCTGCCACTAAGGCTTATGTAGATTCAGTATCTTCTACAGCTTCTGGTCTTCAAACAGAACTTGACGCTACTCAAAGTGGTGCTGGTCTTGGTACTGACGGTTCTTATTCCGCTAACAGCGGTACTAACTATCTCGGTTCTGTTGCCAGCCTTAAAGCTGCTGACGAAGCTCTTGATACACAACTTAAAACTGTTGCTGACGCTGTTGCTTCTAACGATTCCGACATCTCCAGCCTTCAGTCCAGCGTTAGCTCCAACGATAGCGACATC